CGTTGGTGGACAACCCGAAGGAAGAGGACTGGGCCAGGCATATATATGAACTCCATTTATATGATACGAATTCACAATTTCATGCCACAGAACCTCTCTAACTAAAGAATTGACTGCATGATCTGGCTCATCTTCATACCAGTCATTAATCTTCTCTAGCATTTTCCAAGCTGTGGATCTCTTGTGCTTTTGATCGAAACCGACATAATCTCCAGCTCCTGCATTATTCTGAGAAACTCCAAATTTCTCAAGTTCTCTAGCGAGCATCTCCCACTCACTAGAATATTCATTAATTCCGATGGCCATCCCATTTTTAATTCTATTCAAAATCAACCACTTTTGGAAGTCACCGAACAACATACGGAAACCAATCAAAAGATCAACAGGACAGGCTGAGATCAAACGGGTATTACCATTTTCAACTTTCTTAATGGAACGCCTCTCATCTTTCAAAGCATCAGTGAAATGATGAGGACGACGAATACCTCTCTTAGCATCCTCTAGCAAAGTTTCAACTCTTCGTTTCAACTGAAGAGCTTTTTCGTTTGTCAGATCGTAATCATCCCCAGTACCCCAAAATTGGGTTTTATTACTAGGGCCTGATCCTACATTGAAGGGATATCCGGCGGAAGTTGAACGTGGAATGGAACTAAGAGCACCACTCTCATCTCCAAGAACAGCAGTTTCGTAACTCAAAACTCGTCTTGGAACGGTGATAGCAGAATTAGTCTCAAGAGAATCAAACAAGGAACCAAAAGCTTCATCCAAAAGTTCCTCATCAATGTGAACATCTTCTTCACAATAATTCTCTAGAGCAATCTCCATCGGATCAATCAAATTGCCCTCAAGAGTTCTAAAGGGCTTCAAATTAGCAGGAGCTCTTTCAACGGGACCCATAACTCCATACAAAGGTGATGGAGCAAGTTTGGTTTTACCACTCATGGTGGGTCTTTGCATCTGGGGTTCAAACTCCCCAAGGTTCACCATGTTAGGCCTAATGTGATCGCAACTCACCAAAGGAATCTTGTCTTCTTCATTGGTGATGTAGTTTTCACCAAGCTTCTCGAGATATTTCTCTACAAATTCACGAGAAACCACAGCAGCAAAACCTCTCTTCATAGCTATAGAACCAGCGGCATGGAGACCAATAATAGGACTGTTCTTGTGTTTATCATTAACAAACAAAACAGAACCACAGTCTCCAGCCGTTGTATTAGC